TCTCCGTTTCCTCTAGGATTTTTTTCTGTCCAAACTCTTAGATCTTCTAATCTAGCTTCTATTAATTTACCTTGCAACTTCTTTTTTTCTCCTTCTCCAGCTGTTTGGTCTAAAGCAAATCTAACTCTGTCATAGGCTTTACCAAAGTTATATCCAGTAACTGGTTTATAAGCTCCTTCACCTTTTTTCATGTATATTTTACTATCACCAAATGCTTTTGAGAATAATTTTTTAGGATCTGTTTTTAATTCACCTTTCTTATAAGCTTCTGCTATAGTTAAACCTGTATTGTATTTTCCAGATACATAAGGTTGTTCTAAGTATTCATTATACAAATCTTCTTTTGTAATATATTTACCAGATTCTCCAGCTAAATTATTAATTTGCGTAACTAATTCTCTTCTATCTCTAAAATCTACTTGCCCAGGAGTATAGTTTTTATTTTTATTAGCGCCAGATCCTTTTATTATGTTATCATAATACGTTGCTTGATAAGGTATTTCATCTTGTTTATCTTGATCACTATTCTCACTAGGTTTTTCTTTCATACTAATATTAGGACTAGGATTCCAATAGATAACTCCATTCTTAGTAGTTGTTCTTTCTAGATTTTTAGTGACAGAATTCATCGCGTCATCAGTCATCAAAGTTTTTAGTATTTGTAATTTTTCTTCGTCACTCTTACTAGCAAAAGTTTTATCATATTGACCAAGACCTTGTTTCAAAGTGTAATCGAAAAAAGCTCTCATTTTAGCAGGTTTTGTAGCGTATGTAGATAATAAACCTTTAGCACTAATCTCTGCTTTTTCTTGTATACCTTTTCTTATTGCATCTATTTGTATTCTCTGACCTTCACGTATTTGATATATATCTTTAGTTTTACCATCAGAACTACCTCTACTATCTAAGTCAAAAGTTTCATATGTTTGTTGTAAAAATCCAGGTAGAACATTACCTCCTTTTTCGTCAAAATATGTTTTCTTAGCATCGTTTATAAACGCATCATTATTCTCTACTGGTATCAATAAACCATTGTTTGATTCCTCATCTGATTTATTAAACTCTTTAGAATCTATTACAACACTAAATTCTTTTCCAGTTTCATTATGATGTCCAGAAACTGTTAATAATAGTCCATCTCCATTTGCGTTTTTCTTTACATCTATTCTAGAATCTTTCACAAATGCAGAATTACCACCTAATACTTCTAAAGCAGCTGTGTTGTTTAGTATTTCTTCAGGAGTTCCTCCGTTAACCACATTTCCACCTATTTCTCCTAGTTTATTAGAAGGTGTTTTAAGTCTATAAGTAGCTACTTGACCAGCTAAATTTTTAGCAAATACACCAGAACTCTCTAATAATAAATCTGCATTTCTTATTGACTTTAAATATTCTGCTCTTTTACCAGGATCACTTTCGTTTTCTAAAAGTAATCTATTGTCTGCGGCAGTAACTATATCACCTTGTATGATACTTTGTATTTGCTTATCCGCTTCACCATTAACTTCAGCTTGCTTAGATTCCCAAGTAGATAATTTATCATTATAATAAAGATCTAACTTGTTCTTTCTTTCTCTTAGTTTTTGTAAAGTTAATTCTTGTTGTTTTTCTTCAGCTCTTCTTCTTTCTCCTAAACCAATTAACGCTTGTGAAACAGTGTTAGCAGCTTGTGATATATATGCAGCGGTATTATCATTACCACTTCTTATTATAGGAGGATTTTCATAATATCCCATGTCTTATAATTGTTTAAATTCAACATCGATTAAAGAGTAATCTACTAAATCAAAACCATCTTCATGTCTTATAACAGCTTCATCAGGAATTTCATCTGACATAACTCCTTGCCAAAGTCCTTTACCAAATCTCTCATCTATATATTCAAAAGAATAAATATTTATTCCTTTTTCAGAAACACCTATTTTGTTTATATTTTTCTTTAATCTTCTATCGGATAAAGCACCAATCGCACCACCAGCAATACTACCTACAGCTCCAATACCAGCGCCAATAGCATTACTTTGCGCATTTTTAGCACTAGCAGCATTTGCTTGAAATTGAGCTTGTTGTCCTGCTAATCTGTTTAATTTTGCAATATCTCTAGACTCTTGTTCTCCATACTTGAATTTAATGCCTTCTGCTTCAGCTGTCTGCAATCTTACTCTTTCTTGATACTTGGCGTTTTGTATTCTTCTTTGTTCTTCTATTTTAGCACTTTGAAGTTCTGCTTGTCCTTGAGCTCTTAATTTTTCATTATCAGCTTCTTGTTTTTCAATACTAGCAGCAACACCTCTCTTACTATCTAAAGCGGCTTGCGCTAAAGCAGTTGCACCACCGGCACTTGCGCCTGTAGCTCTTAACGTGTCTAAAGTGTTCGCCAATGCTTTATCTGACTCTTCAGCCTGCATTTTAGCAGCTTGCGTTGATACACCTAAACTAGCATAAGGATTAGTCATTCCACCAGATAAATCTTTAGCGGTATCACTAAGATCACGCATGTTTGCATAAGGATTTGGTATAGCTTGTCTATTAGCTTCTAAATCATCTATTTGCCATTGTTTCCATTCTGCTTCATTAGCAAAACCTTGTGCCGCTTGTTTTGCTTGATTAGCTGCTATTGCAGATCCAGCAACTGACACTCCAACGCCAACTGCTGCTATAGTTGATACTACTGCCATAATTTATATTTTTTTTGAAATTTCGTGTGAAGGATTTTTGTCAACTGTAAAACCTAATTCTTCATGTATATTAAGTAGACTTTTATTTTGAGTAACACTAAGTATAACTCCTGCTCCAGTGTTTTTAGCTACTTGTTCTAAAGAACTTATTAATAGTGCTACAGCTTCTTTTTTATTTTTTTCTCTATAGTTTTTATCAGATATTATCCACTCCATCCAAGCTACTTTAGAATTTGTTAGATATAGAAAACCAGCTACAATAGGCGCGTTATCACACTCAACTATTAAACCACCAATTCCATTCATTGGCAACATTTCTTTTGTAGGATGTATTTTCCATTCTTCCCATGATAACCACCAATTCACTAATGTATCCCAATCTGATTCTTTTAATTCTCTTACTTTTAATTCCATTTAATTTAATTTAGTATGATGATTCAATATATTCAGCAGAAACTGCGTATAATTCTGATTTATCATTGTTATTATGATCACATTGAAATGTTGCGTTTGCAAAAAATCCTTTTACACCAGAGATATATGGTTGACCCCATATTATTTCGTTTTCACCAGGTAAAGAAGTGTTTAATATATTTGCAAAATATTTATTTTCTTTCTTTTTAAATCTATTTTCAAACAATTGATCTTCTAATCCAGATAAAGTTGAAGCAGAAATATATTGTCTAACAGGAACTGATATGTCTGTTTCTGTAGAGAAATCAGGTAAAAACCAATTCTGTGTTCCTTCGTAATTAATAGTTAAGAAAGATTTAGATTCTGAAACATTAGGGTTAAAAACAATAGAAACTTTTGATGGATATTGAACTCCATAAAAATTAGATTTGTTTACTGAAGTTGAATAGTGTTTCCATATAGAACCGTTTTTAAATGTATATAAACAGTTTCTTAAACTAACACCGTCATTTGGTATAAAACTATGAAAACTTGTCCATCCAGAACTATCTTCATCAAAACTTACTGTTGCACTATTATCTTCATCTATGACTAATATATTAGAAACTGTTTTAGTAGGTTGTATACAAACTACATATTGTTTGTTATGTATATCCCATATTCCATAAACATAACCATTCTGTAAATTAATATCTGAAAGTTTATCTCTAAAATAATCAAACATTCCATAATCAGATATTTCAGTTATACCATCCTGAGATAATCTTAAAACAACGTTTTGATAAGTGTCTACAAAATATTTTCTATAGCCATATACTGCAAAACTTTCAGGATGTTTTCCTATACCATAATTACCAGCGTAGGTTTGAACTTGTCCTATTACTTCTAAACCAGAAGTTGTCATAGGCATACCATCAGCAGAGTAAACAGCGCTTTTATCTATTAAAGCTCTACTTACTTTTAATTCTTGAAATACAGTTAAATTCGTATCTTCAGCATATAGTCTTTGTATAGAACCATTTGCCGGATCTAACGTTCTTGTTATATCTTCTGCTACAGAGAATTGATTAGTATTGTTAATGCCAGTTCTAGAATTAAATACACCAGAATATATTAATCTATTTATTAAATTTTCTCTTTGATTATTTTCTTCTACAACATAAGCTTTTACACCTAAATCAACACTTGTATTATTATAACCTCCTCTTATTCTTGATTCTTCTATGTACCAATCTTGTGACGAACCTCCAGTAGCTGTTATGTATTGACTTGGTAAAAAATCATAATCAATTATTTCACCTAAATATATAGTTGTTCCTGATGGCACACTAACAGTTAGATTATCATATAGTGTAAAATACGTGTAAGTAGCATCTGATGTAACATATGTAACTATGTTTTCATAATTAACTCCAGTTAAAGTCCAGCTTATACGTTGACCTGGACCATACAAAGTAGGATCTGGCGCAGATGCTAAAGCAACTTTTAAATAGTTATCACCAATTGAACCAGTTCCTGAAGTTGTTATTCCAGCGGCAACAGTAGGACCAACTTTCGTTATACTGTCTATTTTTTTTAACCAAAATGAATTATAATATTTTATTTCTATAGTTGCTGCCATATTTATTTATCACTTGTTTTTTTATATTATTACTTAACACGCGGCAAATGTAGCGGTTCCACCATCTGAATAACTTAAAGAGTCAACATGTACACATGGATATGTACCACTAAAAGCCGCACTACCAACGGTTACACCAGGATTTAAAGTACCTCCAATTACAGAATAACCACTTCCCGAATCTGCTAAAGCGTTCCATATTATTGGTGTTGCGCCTGTATTTTCTAACTTCCAACCTGTTAATAGTGGAGACAGATATTTAGGCGATCCAACATTACAAGTACTAGCACTTGATGTTCTATTTGGTAAGTCGTAGGTTGTATTTTCACTAATAAAATCTACGCTTATAGATCTTCCAGAAGGTAATACTCTTATAGTTCCAACTACATGTAGATTTTGGGCAGGTGAAGCATCATCAGTGCCTTGATTATTTTGTATATTAAAGTCTCCTTGAAAATTTTCTGCTGATGCCCAACTTAACCATCCTTGATAAAAATAAGGAGATTCACCCATAGTAGTTGTACTTAAATAAGGCGCAGCATAAACATCACTTAAAGACTCATAATCAACAACTCTTACAGACGTGTTTGCTACGTCTATTGTTTCTCCTGGGAAAAACTCTCTCCAGAAATTAAAAGAACCAGATATAGTATTTCTACGGAATATATTAGGATGTATTCCATCACTCACTAATGAATCCCACTCTTCGCAACTATTTTCACCAATAGCTCTTATAACTGTTAACTGAGTATCAGCATATAAAGAACCTGCACCAGGAGAGTTTGTACCGTAATTATAAGTATCTGTTAGTCTAATATCTAATGTATAAGCGACGTTATTTGGTATTGTTACATCCAACAAACTAATTATACCCGTATTTTCATTTATACTAAAGTATGTAGCATAATCACTAGGAGTAGAAGTATTCAATAAAGTCCATCTTAATTGTTGTTGATTAAAACTAGGATTACCTGTTACAGCAGGAGCACCATTAGTACCAACGCATTGATATACCGAACCTAATACAGGTGGATTTGCTAAAATAACATCATATAATGGAGGTACAGGTACAGGAAGAGTTGGATCACTTATAACAGGAGTTGAATTACTTAAACTACCTGTTTTAGTTATAATACTATTACCATTAGTTACGTCGAATAATCTAAATGTAAATATATAACTTTCTCTACTTCCAGCGTCAGTTAAGAAATTAAAGGCATTTTTTATTCTAATAGCGTAAGTATAAGTCGTTTGATTAACTAACTCAAAATTACTAGTTCTATCAGTGCCTGTTAAATCTTTAACGGTCATTGTCATACTATTAACTGTAGTCATCAATGCTCCTGAAGCATTAACTGGTTGAAAGTTATTTGTTATAAATCTAGAATTCATTGCTCCAGGGGTTGTACCAACACCATTAGGATCTTGAAATTCATTATGTGTATATACAAAAGAATTAAAATCAACAGCTGAATTATAAACCTTTAATACTGCCTCGTTTAAATCTGATATAAGACCTGCGGTCGATGTTTCCCAAAATAACTCAAGAGATGAAGTAACTGGAGATGTTTCGTAAACACTCAAGAAAGGATTCATCGTATAATCAATATCTGGGGTGCCCGCAGTTGTTGTACTTCCTATAACACCTATCTCATTAACCGTAGATATTCTAGCGATTATAGGTGTAGTACTTAATTGATATAAGTTATTAGAAGCAGTTCCATATAGATTATTAGGATCATTTGTAGGCAAGAAATTTAAGTCATTTGCTGAAGATATAGTAGAAACTACATCTGGTTTTCTTGCTGGAAAATATTGTCTATTAAACGTTATAGTTGAATCTAAAGCATTTTCTACTCTACCGAATAGTTGAACACTACTTCTATATTGTCTTTGATCTGGACCAACTTCTGTTAAATCTCTAGGTATTTTATTTATATTATCGTTTATTAAAACAGTATGTGCTGTTTTATTTTCTTCGTCACTTGGGAATATAGTTGGATTTGCCGCTGCGGTTGGCCAAGTACCTGGACTTGTTGTAGTTTGATACATTGGATAACCATTTAACAAACCTGGTAAATATACATTATAATAGTCTTGTTGTTGTTGTCTAACTACTATTTTATATGAATACCAACCTAATGGATTGATCTTATAAGAATATTTTATATCAGGACTAGATCCTGTTAAGTTATAACTTTCACTTATATCTCCATTAGTAGTAACAAATATGCCAGTTACAGTTGGAAAACCAAAAGTAGCAACGCTGATTATTTCTACATAGTCTTTATATTTTCCTCTTAAATAATTTCCAGGTTGTGGATAATTTCTTTGAGCTGGTGAAGCAACTAAGTTACAAGAAAGAGTATTTCCTATAACCGTTGAAGTACCAGATACTTGAAAACCATTTGTATTCCCTTGTACACCATCAACTATAGCATACAAACCTGGAGTACCAGCTCCTTCATTTATATTTGAGACTATAGGTGAATTAAGTATTAAAGCCAATGTATTACCTCTCCAATCTTTTACAACTAAATCGTCAGCATCAGCAAAATAAGGAGAGTATATAGTTGAACCAACAAAAGTAGTACCACCAGAAGAAACAGTTAAATCATTAGACGATAATATAACAGGAGATTGTCTTCCAAATTTATCTGCTAATATAAAACCTGCTTGGTAATTTCTATTTTGTTTAAGTGTATGGTTTGGGTATTCTACCCAAGAACTATATGGTGGTTGTTTTTTTATTACCGCTAAATTATAATCTAAATTAGCAGGAGGAGTACTTTGATTTATATAATTACCATATATAACTCTATTTCCAGATACCTCTTGAGCTCTAGCTCTAATCGGTACTTTATCATAAACTCTAACTGTTTGAGCTTCTGGTAAAGTTTTATATGGTTTTTGAGATTTATAAGTATAATAATAATCTGAAGTATTACCAGCGATTAAAGATATTTGATTCAAAGATACTGTTTCTATTACTTGAGTTGCATTTGAATCAGATTCTTTATATAATATATCTAAACTAGCGATTTTATATGAGTTAGTGATATTGTTTCCTGTGTCAGGTAATTGTATGTGTAAAACTATATTATTTATATAATTTTCAAACCAAGTAACAACAGTACTTCTATAAGCATCTTGTTCGTCTCCATTTAAGAAATAACCATTTTGATTTGGTATAAACATAACCTGTGTAAATGGTGCCATTAGAGAATACTCACCATCATCAAATTTATATCTATAACTAAACCTTACGAATTTATCTTTTAAGAAATTAGGATCTCCAGACCAGTTTGGATTATCTGCTTGGTTGGACATTGTTGTACCATAAAACGTCAAACTACTACCAGATGGTATACTAACTACTGGCGATCTTTGAGGTATTGATATTGTTATAGTAGTACCAGAAATCTTAGTTATAACCGCATAGTCTATTACATCTAAATTATTTGTTGGAGTAACAGATGGGTATAATAATTGCATACCCAAACTTAATTTAGCAGCATCTGTACTAGATAAATCAAAAGACATTGATTGTGGATTTCCCGTAGGACTAGTTGGTATTACGCCTACTGATGTCGTTGTTACAGGTATAACAGAATAAACACTCATTGGTGTTACAGGAGAATATTTCGCTACTGATATTTGTGATTCTTCTGTATAATAACCATTATTGTTAATGGCTGTTTATATATTTATTTTTCTAGGTTGATTTCTATTATCTGTCCAAAATAATAGATTCTCTAAAACATTAGCGCCTATAATTCTAAAAGGTTGGTTTGTTGCTAAATTTAAAAAACTACCAGAAACTAAAGTTGTTAATGTACCAGAAGAACTATTAGGTACATACATTGTTATTCTCATATCAACTGTAGCGCTCAAACTTGGTGGAGCATATAAGTCATTTTCAGGTGCAGTATAATCTGTCCACCATTGAAAAACTCTATTGTTTTGATTATCAGCAACTTTACCAATACAAACTAAATTTGAATTAGTTGTATCAACCATAAATTCATTACCAAGAGAACCTTCTAAAGCTCCAACATCTTTATCTTCTGCTTTACCAACAGATATATTTAAAGCGTCTCTATACTGTCCGTTTGGAATAAGTCTATCGTCTAGATCTTTATTCATTTTAGATTGTAAGAAACTATTTTTTACTTCAGCCATTTTATTTAGTGTTTAATCCATTTAGATTTTCCTCTTAATACTTGAGTAATTTCTTCTAATTTAATATTAGATAATCTTATTTTTGTATTTCTTAGTTTAGCGTTTTTTTCTTGTTTTAATCTAGTAACAAGATATTCTGGTTGATTAGCACGGGTAGATATTATAGCATGTAATATATAAGCGTACATTGCTTCTTCTGCCATCTTAGGTACTCTAGAGTCTAAATCATAAGCTAATCCATCTGATATATATTCTAAAACAATTAATCTACCTATTAAATTACTACTAAAAGATATTTTATTCTCTCTATCATTCATAGTAAAATAACCATTCATGTTAGAATACTGCGGATCTAAACCATATCTTCTACCATACCAAGCGTTTTGAACCCACATATCTCCATTATACCAATCACCATCGAACTGATCATAACTATACATCCAAACTTCATCATTGTTCTTTTTCCATCTTAGTTCTGTTAATGAATCACCTTCAATATTAGAACCAAAATTATCTTGAATTGGAATACCATCATTATCTTGTATAGGATTATCGTAAGGATTTATTGTTAAATTGTTTGTTGGATATATTATATGTTTTACACCATGATGATCTATCCAAGACATACGTACATAATTAACATAATCTTGTGGTAAAACAATACTTAGACTGTGAGGAATATTAAGTTCTACTGATTTAATACTTTTTAAAGTATCATAACTAAACTCTTGCATACTTCTTTTAGCGTGGAATATAACATCAGTTCTTTTAACTGAGTTTATAAGTTTTCCATTTCCAACGTATCCAACCATAAAGTTATTAACTATATCGTTTAAGGATATATAAGCATAAGAACCATAATTATCTTCTACTGTATCTCCATAAGCTTTTTCCGAAAAAGTAGTACCATAATTACCTCCGTCTAGAGTTTTTAATTGTACAACTACATAAGTACCAGTAGGTAAAGCAGATGGAAATGTTATTAAGTTGTTTACAACTGTATAAGAAGAAACAACTTCTGAAAAAGTACCCGGAAGTCCAATTGTACTAGTGTATATTTTAAAATTATTTAAAGCGTAGTTGTCGTTTGATGGATTATAACTACCAAAAACTAAATCAGTATTGAAAGTTGTTAAGAATTGAGTTTGTCCAGCTTGAGATATAAAACCTTGTGCTCCTTCGTAATACTGTCTATTTGTTTCGGTTATTAAACCGTTATTTGGTGTTGGCATAGTTTATTAGCTTTTTGAATTAACGTTTTCACTTTGTATTTGCTGAGCAGCCGCTTGTACTATTTGAGGATCTTTTATGATAACACCAGAATACAACAATATTCTAATTATTATATTAGTTTGTTCTGTAGGATGTAGATCAAAATTTACAGATCCAGAAGGATTGTATACATAGGTATAGTTTGGTGCAGATGACGTAAAATTCCATACTGGATCGTATGGTTTTCTAATATAAGTACATTTTATATCACTAACAATGGTTGAAGGATATACATTTATTTTAGTTTTTATATGTATATACTGGCCAATATAACGAGGGTTTTGTTATAGGTGATAAGTTTAATTCAAGTAGTTCATTTGGTTGAACGTATTGTACTTCTTTTTCGTCTTTATATACAACAGTACCTAATTTATAAAGTTCAGGTTGAGGTGATGAAGCAGGTATATTTAATTGAAAATATCCAGAACCATAAGTACATGGTGCTTCTTCTTGAAATATAGCTATTTTCTCTTCTAAATTTTTAACACGGTCAGCATATTCTGTATCATTACCTTGAACACGCAAATGTTGATTTAGATCTTCAAAGTATTCATTAAAGATTTCAAGTTGAACTTGAGCCGCCGTTTTATTAAATTCATCAGGTGTTAAATAACCTCTTTGTTCTTTATTAAGAATTAATAAAACAGTTCTATAAACTGTATTTACATTTACTGCCATATGTTATTTTTATTATAATAATTAGGCAGTTATTGCAGTTTTAAATACAATAACCGCCTACTTATTAGTATTACATGTTATTTAAGTTTTTTCTCTATAGACTTGAAGATTAACATACCTTCATCTGTCTTAAAGAACGCCGCCATAGCTGAATATGGATTCTCATCAAATGGCACTGTCATTAATTTTCTATCATTTTCACCCCACATGAAAGTTCTTTGATCATGTGATAATTTTATGATATTTCTTTCAGTAGCTATGATAGCAATGTTTCTTAATTGAACATTTTCATCATTTGCTAATTCTAAGAATAAAGAAGGATTTCTTTTAGCTAATAATAATAAATCTCTTTTTATTTCCTTAGAACTCATATTATTAACTCTAGAACCAACTTCTACTCTAACTATTGCTTCAGCTTCATCAATGTCCATAGAGAAAGCAGCGTTCATTGCTTCTACTTCTAATTCCATTTGATCTAACTCATCTTCTGCTTCAACCATAGGATCAAATTCAATATATTTTTTATTTAAACCTGGATGATATAATGATAATAGTTTTTGTAGATTTTGTTTTTCTTTTGGAACGTTTAATATTCCATCTTCAAATATAATGTGACCTAAAGTTGATTGTCCTTTTTGTTGACTAACTAAAGGTGAATTTTGATTTGTTGCGTATCTTAACTCTTCTTGTTCTCCTGTTTCTTTGTTAAACCACAATAATGGATATCTAAGAGAATGTCTACTTTGAAGAGTATATGTTATAGGAGATGTACCATCAGCTATAATATATGTTCTGTCTTTTATTTCCCAAGTAGGTTTTACTGGTTTTGATACGTTAATTTTTTTATTTATTACTTCAGTAGGTTCATTGATTTCTATTTCATTAACCATATCAATTTGATCTACTGTTGTTTCTACTTCTTTTGCTTTTGTGTTTTGTTTTTGAATTGCCATAATATAATATAATTTAATAATTTTTAAAAAAGGTAATAATTACCCCTATGAAAATCGCAGGGGTAATACTACCAGGTTTGTTATGCTGTAGCTGTGAACAATACGAAGTTGTTAGCAGCTTGAGTCACTAAACATCTTTCTGATAAGAAGTGAACTTGCATTGCATCTAAATCAGATGTGTAAGCTCCTCCAACAGATCCAGTGATCCAGTTTTTCATACGTCTGTCGTCAGCTTGGTTAGCTCTATAACGAACGTGTAAGAATGGACGACGGATGTTAGTTCCTAATTGTTGATCGTAAACTGTAGTAGTACCAGCTGGAATAAGAACTCCATCAATACTAGATACATTCATACCACCACGAGTAGAAGCGTCGTTTAAGTATTTCCAGTCAGTTTTGTAGAAATCGTAAGAACCTCTTCTGAAACCAGAGAAACCTAAGTTTAATGCCATTTGCTCAGAGTTTTCAAATAATCCGTAAGCAACACCACCAGCAGCACCAGCAGATAAAGAAGCTAACATATCATCGAAATCTAATGAAGTAGCTCTGTTTAAGAAAAACATGTTTTCTTCAATAGCTCCTTGAGTATCTAAGTTTTTCAAGATTGAATCAAAGTCAGATAAACCAGACGCAGCAGTAAAGTTGTTAACTACATTTCCTCTTTCTTTGATAGCAGAGAAAAGACCTTGAGTACCTTTAATTTTAGCAGCTGTTAATGTTGCGTTAGTAGCTATTTCACCTTCAATAGACACCATCTCTAAGTAATCTTCAAAACGTAAACGAGTTTCAGATTCTGCTTTTAAATACCATAGGTATCCACTAGCACCATTTTCAGTAGCAACTTCAACCCAACCAATTTGAGCTGTATCAGATCCAGAAATTTGGTATCTTTCTTTGATAATAACAGGAGAGTTACTATATTGAGTAAATGATGGAGTTACAGAGTTTAAAGTATCATCTGTAGTACCTTTTTTAAACTCAGAACCATAAACAAAGATTTTAAGATCTCCATTAGGTACAGCTGTAATAGGGAATTGTACTGTACCTGTTGTTAAGTCTGATTGAGTATAAGGTTGAACTGTAAGAACAGCAGGGTTTGTAGCTCCACCAGTTCCTGTAGTAGCATTAGCTGTAGAAGCAGTAACATATACTTTAAGTTCTTTTCCTGTACTAGGACTCATAACTACTAAAGTTTGTCCAACAGAAATAACGTTGTTAACGAAGTTAACACCAGTACCACCAGTAGCAAAAGATAAAGTATTAGCAGCTGTTACAGATACGTTAGTGTAAGCAATGTGTAAACGGTTTTGTTCAGACCATACGATTTGGTCAGAAGACATAGGCATTTCAGCACCTACCATACGTAAGAAACCAGATAAAGTTCTGTTTCCGTAACGCTCTACTTCTGCTTCGTAGATCTCTGGTAAATATTGTTGAGCGAAATCATTACCACTTCCGTTGGTAAAGTTTAAATAGTTTGTATCTAAAGCTTGTTGCTTTTGAGACGGTTTAATAGTTCCAAATTCTGGAAATACATTTGCCATAATTGTAATTTTTAATTGTTAAATTTTTTTGTTTGAATTCTTAGTTTAGAAGAATCAAATCCACTTATTGATTTAACTTTAAAACCATTAACAAAAACTTCTCCAGGAGCTTGTCTTGTTTGACCTAATGTTGGGTTTTTAGAGTTATTAATAACCTCTTTAACTGCATCTGCTTTACCTTGTTCGTAAAAATGTTGTGCAATTTTATCGGCATTCATAGCGGAGTAAAGAGCTTTATGGTAACTCACTTGGTCAGTAACATTTCCATCTTTGTCTAGGAACTTCCCAACAAAATTACTGATGTCAGATTGTTTTTCAGCAACTTGATCTGGATTTTGAATGCCGTATCTAAATCTCTTATCTCCAATATTGTATTCAAAACCTTTGAAATCTTTGTTAAATAAGTTTTTAGTTTGCGTTTTAAATCGCTCGTGTTGCGTTTTTGTTTGCTCTTCGTTCTTCTTATATCGGTTGAAAAAGTCATAAGCTTCTTGGTATTGTTTATCTACGTTTGAATTCAACTTGATTTCGTCGTAGTATTGTTCTTTAACTTTTTCCAAGTACTTTTTGGCTTTTACAACTTCTTCTTTAAAAGCGAGTTTCTTTTTTCTAATATCTCGCTCTTCGTCTAAATCCTCGTCATAAGAAAAATTGTCTTCTAATAAAAAATCAATTTCACTTACATCTAAGTGCGGTTTAGTATTTTTATAGTATTCTCTCAATAAAGTATTTTCATCTACATTAGAATAATCAGTATTTAATCTGATATAATCTTCTATTGTACCGCCAGTTTCCTCCATAAAACTAACTAATTTCTCAATATTTTGTGGTAGAGGTTTTCCAGCGTTTACATGTTCTTCTACTTGTTTTTCAATATTTTCAGACTGTTGTTTTATTTCGTCTTCTGTAATTTCTTGAATAACATTTTCAAAGGACCCTTGGTCTCCTTCTCCCATTTCTTGCAGTTCCACTTGGGGTTGTTCTGTGCGTAACATGCTTTCCTCTGTGCTTGACTCTTGAACGGCATCTTCTGATGTGTTTGGGATTATTACTTTTTGAATTTCTTGTTCTTGTGCTTTTGGTTCATCTAATATCTCTACCTTAACCACGTCATTTACTTTATTTAGATTTCTAGGTTTTTTAGGTTTAGACATTTTAAATTCACCTTCTTGTTTAATTGCTTGTTCCATGATATAATATAATTTAATAGTTATTTTTTATTTACATACCCATGCCTTCTAATCCAGTAAACTCACTAGATTCAAAATTTAAAGGTAATGCATTATTTTTTCTTTGATTTACTATTTCAGATTGTTGAGACGCTTGTATTCTTGTTCTTTCGTCTTTTCTATCCTCTGCTTCTTTTAAATTTTGTGATTCAGTTTGAGCTTTTAATTGCGCTAATTGCATATCATACTCAAATTGTTGTTGCATTATTTGTTGTTTTAATTGAGCTTCAATTTGTAATCTCTGTGATTGAAGTTGAGATTTTGCAGTTTCTATATTTATAGTTTCTTGCGTTAAAGCTTGTTGTTTTTGAACTTCAAATAAAGCAGCTTTCTCAGCAGTTTGTTGATTTGCTTGAGCTTGAGCTTGAATATTTGCCATTTGAGCTTCTTGAGCAGCTTTTTGTCTTTTCGCTTTTCTTAACTTAAGTAATTGATTAGCAAGTTTTAAATTTTTAACCTGTCTAATATCAATCGCATCATCTAGATCTATTGACCCACTTTGTAAACAAACTTGTATATTTTGTTCTAACATTGCTTTTTCTTCTTCGTCTGGTTCTAATTCTAAATATATACCAAAGTTATAAAGATTTAATGTTTTTAACTCTCTTAAAGTAGCGGTATTGTAAGTTGTTATACTTTCTTCAAGAACTTTTGCTGTTAATGGATAATCTAAACAATCTGCAATTCTAAGAGATATGTTTTCGCATGTTTTAAGAGTTAGAAAACTACTTGCTTGTAATATATGTCTAGTAGCAGTATTTGATGCGTTAGCGGCCATCTTTTGCAATCCTACTAATGTATCTCTTTCAGGATTACTACCATCTCTTGCTTCGTTTAATCCAGTAACATCTCTTATTAACTGTAAATAGTATTGATAAGTTTCTATAAGAGCTTGTATTTTTGCCTGACCAGAAGAACTATTTAATTCTTGAATAGGTACTTTTCCTTGGTTTAAACCACCGTCTTGTGACATTGATCTACCAACTATACTACCAGTTTGGAAATACATGTTTAGTGCTTCTGCTGGATTATAATTAGTACCGTTACCAAGATCAACTTCTGCTAAACCATCAACATCAACAAATACTCCATCAGGTACTATTCTAGACATAACCTGTTGAAGTTTTAAATGTGTTAATTGAATCATATCCGCAAAACCAGTGATTCTATTAACTATTGAGTCTATTCTTCCTTTGTACATTCTAGGTGCGCATATTACATAGTTCATTTGAACTTTAGTAGTATCTGCATAAGGTCTAGTCATGTTTTCAGATAATTTCCATTCTAACATAGTGTTAGTTCCAAGTACTTTAGCGCCTGTATATAAAACTTCTATAGTTCTTGATACTCTATCAAAATTATCACTTGGAGGAGGATTGAATTCGTCTGTTTTTTCAATTACTTTTTCAAGTCCATTTTCTCCATATTTTATTTTAAATACTTGGTTCATGTATGTCTTATATTCAAAATATAATATCTGAACTGTATTTTCATCATAATTACCCCAACCAGTTATATATTGTCTATTACCTGGCATTTGTTGTATCTTATATAGTTCTTCCTCTGATATATGAGGAAATTGCATCTTTAACTCAGGAATAGTTACTGCTCTAACTTCTCCAACATAATATACGTCTTCAAAATTAGGATCTTCAGTATATGAATATACTAAGTAAGCAGGATCTACATATTTAGTTCTTATTCCTTCACTTAAGTTAAACTCTGTTTTAACACAAGCTATTCCTAATACGGTTAAATCATAGTTTAATCTTCTTCTAATTAAATCCCATTTATTACCATCCAACACGTTGTTTATCGCTTCTTCTTCAGCAATCTCTATAGATTGTTTGTAAGAAAGTTGCATGTGTAAATCTAATTCCTCTTTGTTTTGTGGTAATTGATCTGCTGTAAGCGGAGAAGAAGAAAAGTCAAGTCCTGTTAATGATTTTGCTTTGTTTAAGAGATCTTGTGAATACATGTCTCTTAATATAGACTTAGCGTATTCAGTTCTACTTTTTACTGATTCAGGATCTTGAGCATATGCTTTTATATCATATGTTTTTTGAGACATACCATTTACAACGATGTCTACAAACTTAGATATTACAGGTACAGGTTTCCAATCTAAATTAAGATAAGATAAATCACCATTAGTAGCTAACTCATCTTTATATTTTTGTACAGACTGTTCTCCTCTAGCATACAATCTTAACTGATGATATTGATTCCAACTAGTTAAATATCTATTTTGAGTAGTTCTACCTTGTTCAAACCACTCTTGTTCTATAGCGCGAGAAACCTGTAAACCATACTCTTCAGAAGCTTTAACCGCGTCTGGTACCACCTGACTTGGGAATGCACTGTTTGTATTTGTGTATATATTCATCTATTTATTTATTTTTGATAAAGAACCTGTATTATCGTATTTTTTAATTCCTAAATTATAAACCTGTCTAATTATTGGTGCTGAAGGAACATATCTATATTTATTGCAAGCCATTATAGCTAAACCAGAACTAATAGAAGCATCATACTTTGTTCTATCATTTATGTTAAATCTAGCCCAATCGTTAAGTGTTCTATTGAAATACATATTACCATAACCGTATTCGGTTATTCCAATGTTTTCTTCAATATAAGACTCTATTGCAGCGGCGTGTGCTTGTTTTATATCTTCACTTGAGTTTGGTATTCCACCAATATCTTTTTCTGTAATTGATAATTGAGCCCAGTGTTTATCTGGACGATTCATAGAGAAACCTCTATAACCTCTTCTCTTGAAATGAAACAATAGTCTTGGTTTATTGTTCTCTGCTAATATTGGCATACCGTAAAAAATACATGCCATTAAAACTTCTTCGAAAAATATTTCTGCAGTTTGAGGTCTAGCTATATATTCTAAAAAAAACATATTAACTGGTATATCTTCCATAGAATACTTAGTTAAACCACTCAAAGATCCATTAGATCCTTTGCCATCAACTGTTCCTGATATATCATAAGGATCACATCCAAAAGCACCTAAATGTTCATTTCCAGGACATTTAATGCCGTTTTTGATTATAATATTATTTTGAAGGTGAACTGGTGGAATCCAAGTAACTAAAAATCTACCATCCTTGTTTGGATAGAATATAACCTTAGTGTCTTTTATACCATTCTCCCACTGAAAACTACCTCTAGTTATAACACTAGTATTTCTTAAATCTTCGTTATAATCTATTTGTTCGTATATTTTAGTAAGATTAAATAGGGATTGTTTTGCTTCGTCTCTAAAAGCATGTTGTTCTGTTCTTGGGAATTGACGATAGTA